CTGCCATTAAACCTCTAGCAAGACCAGTATCTTCACCACGGTCTGCTACCCTACGTGCCTCACGCGCCCTGTCCATGAGGCTATAAAGTTTTCCGGGACCACCCATATCCTGTACACGATCACGGGGGATAATAACCTCATCACGGGCTACCCGGGCCTGCTGGACACCACCGATATTGGCACGGACGGAATCACTGACCCCATCCCCTCTACCATCGACAGGAATGCCACCCATACTGGCTAAAACCTCTTTCCCCGCATTACTGCTTCCGTTGCCTATCTCGGACACTGTACGAGCGTCTAGCACGAAGTCCCCGTCCCTCATGCCTATTTCACCACCGTCTGCCGCTGTAAGTTTTTGAATTTGTTCTGGTAAATACGATACAGGGCGGAAATACATGAACTCTGACGTATCAGACATAGGGACACCAGACTGCCCTCTAAACGCAACTTCTCTTGGTTGTGGCATATATGGTCCTTCGTAAACAGGCTGCTGCGGCAGACCGGGGAATTGTGTTTCGGGCTGGTCAAACGCGCCAAGGCCGCTAAGAACTCCAGCGCCTGCTGCCGCAGCACCAAGTTTACCCCCGGCCTGATTCATAAATTCAGAACCAAAGCGACCAAGACCACCTTCTGTGGCAAGGTCTTTTACTCCTTGGCCCATATACTTAAGACCATCAACTCCTTTAATAGCACTTTGCGGCACAATGTTGTTAGTCTGCTCCATTACGGCACTAGCCCCTGTGTTTGCTAAAGATGCCCCAAGGGTACCCCCACCATAAGCCCCCAAACCCGCTTTCAATCCAGATCCAAGTGATTCTCCGAAACTTTTACCTTTAGCCATTCCAAGCGCGGTAGACCCTCCGCCTACAATCATAGAAGCTGTGAGAGGATTAATAATCCCACCAGTAAGCCCAGTCAAAGCCGCACCAGCAATCACAGGCAGTAACTTCTTCAAAAAACCGGCTTCCGGCAGTCCTGTTTCCGGGTTAATCGTCAGAGACCCACCATGCGCCAGAGCGATAGCTTGAAGTCCCTTGACTTCACCGGGTGTCATATGAATAAGAACGGTATCTTCCCCCCGTCCTTTAGACCTTACCAACTGAGCTGCTTGTTCTATACTCATAATATTATCCTCTAACTTGCTGAAACAAATGTAATAGCGCCTATGGCAGACGGAATATCTGGACGGTCATAGGGATTTGGCGGATTAGTCCACGCATCATCTTGGAACATATAAATACCATCAACAGGGCCAACCGGATTATACGCTTGGTCAGTCGCCCAATATAACTGTAATTCATCCCCGACAGCTAACTCAAACCCAACTGTAGAATACCCCACAACATAAGCATAGTCGGTTAAAGACTTTCTAGCAGGTATAAAAAATTGGGTGACAGACCTAGCAACATCTACGCCGTTTACTTGTAGCCATACAGTCGCATAATATGCAACGTTAGCCGTGTTTATAAATTGTAGACTATAATCAATTTTGTAAAAACCCGCATAAGTAGCTGTAGCCGAACCCGGTGGGTTTAAGGTAAATCCATCCGCAGACTCCAATGTATTCCACTTGATGGCAGTTGGGGTGTTATTTCCTGTGGCGTACTGATCTGTACTATCTGACACGGATATATGCGGCAAAACAAGCTGGTCGCCCCTACCCTTAAAATACTCAGCTTGTAACGGGGTTTGCGAATCCAACCTACTAAAATACAGTTCAATCACCTGAATTAATTGCCGCATATACACAGGATCATACCCCTGCGGAGGCATGGGCAACGGAGTGGATTTGAATTTTTCCATCGCCATATCAGCTACCTCTGTCCGTCTTCTCTGCCATCAATACGCATAGTACCTAAAGACCATGCTACACCTACATTTTCAGAGCTTATCTTGAGTGCCATCTGGCGAGCACGAGCGCGTATAAACACTTGGTCGGTGAAAGAATCTACGCTGGTCTCTATTACATTCGCTGTGTCGTCTGTAGAGGAATTAAATGCTGATCCGGGGAAGTTACGAGTCTTCATAGTCAAAGTAACCTCTGGGTTTTCTACCGTAGAAGACTCAAACGATACGTCTGTTAAGATTCTTTTTGTAAGTATGAACTTCTCCCCATCCGCAATATCAAAGTCATTGGATTGGATATAAGACTCTATAGCGCTACCATCTGCATCATTACCGTATTCTTGGTCATACATTGTGCCTATTTGGGTATCGTAATCAGATTCTATTGCTTGTGGATATGGACGGAGAGGGGAATCTAACCAAGCGGTTCTGGAAAGTGAGCCAAAATACCATATATCTTCACCATAGTTATATACAACATACTTATCCACAACATCACTATTAGCACTAGGATAAAACCACCATACTTCATTAAAGGCTTCGTTCGTGCCGGAAATAACTTGTTCGGCTTGTGTGGCATTAAAACTATTAAATACATATTTCCTTACTGTACAAGGTAGTGTATTCACACGACCTGTGTATACATAAAACTTATCTATACCCATCCAGTACGTAATGTTGTTGGCTGTAACTACCCCACGAGGGGATACGATAGATATATTGTCGGCATATTCCTGTAATGCAAATACATCTGTGGTTCCTAAAAACTGCAATGTGTATAGGTTAGAATCCGTCCAAACTAGTATTTCTTGGCGGGTAGCCATAGCACGTATAATCCTAGACCCTCTAGAAATACGGATAAAACCCGCAGAATTTGTAGCTAAAGGTTCCCACTGACCCGGATTATCTTGGTCTGCCCAACGTATTAACAACGGGTCAAAATCTGCTGTGGAGGTAGAGCCGTAAGGAACCGCACCAAAAGCTAATAAATGCTTGTCATTCTGAGATAATAGAATCTGCCCCACCTGTGCAGGGACATCGTTAGGATCGTAACTAGTGGCAGTAGCGTAGGCTTGCAAGGTAATTGCTCTCGTGCCCAGCGCGGTGGTTGGGTTAGAAGTAGCCCCCCGTTCCCAGTAATAAGGCGCACCATTGCGAATATTCATCGCAAGATCGTTATCGAAGTTACTAAACCACCAATCTCGTTGAGGTAAGAACACCCCAGATGCACCCCCCGAACCTGATCCCCAACCGCTTCTACCCCACGCCCCAGTACCCCAACCATACCCAAACTCACCTATGGCGTTACCGGGACTTATCTCATACGCGCCAACTACAGCAGCGCCACCATTACCCGTATCACTTGCATTAGCAGTTACCGTAGCCCCATCGGTGTCCTTTGCTGTAATTGTGTAAGAATCTACGTCAACTATGGTAGCTATTTCATAATTCTGGTTTAAAACGTCAGCGGTTATGTTCCCCCCTAAAGTAACCGCCCCTGAATAAGTAACATAATCCCCTGCCGATGCACCATGAAGAGTGTCAGCGACCGTCAAAATAGAAGACCCATTCGAAGCACTAAATGTCACATCGCCAGCAGCCGTAGTATCACGTAACGGAGTTATATCGTATAGAGCGCCTCCGGCTTCTATATAGACTTTCTTATTAGTTCCAAGGGCGCAAAAGTCATCACTGAATGTAGTGATCCACCCTAGCATCTGCCTACATATACCAAGAATCTGCGTAGTAGTATAAGACGCCCATCCACCAATCTTTTGAGGGAAACCACTAAAAAACCTAACTTTCTCCGTTTCCCACCAACCTCCTTCACCAGTGTAGTTGGTTTGATCTCGGTTTACACCCGGACGAAATTGAATTTTTATAAGTGCCATTATGCTACCAACCCTTTCATAGTCCGATTTCAAAATGTGGGCCGTCTAAGAAAGGTCTCCCCCCCTCTCTCCTGCGAAGATCGACGTAATTATTCATAGCTTCTTCCATACTTCCTCCCCATTTACGAATATCAGGTATGTGCCATGCACACCCCCAGCGTATAGGGACATCAATTTCTATCGATGCTTTTTTGATTGCATCTGCAATATCATCATATACAGTCAGTTCCCAGCATGGTCTTCCGTCAAAATAAGCCATCAAGTCAACAGCCTCGCCAGATAAATGTTTACTTTTCATGGTTTGACTAGCACCTTTTAAAAAAAGAGCTTCCTGTTGATCATAGGTTCTTAAACCTTCTATTACACCAAAATCAACAGAGGTAATAGCAATGGCTTTGTGGACAAGAATTTCCAATCTCTCATCAACACCGTTTAATCTGTCTATAGACCTCTGGGATAGCTTATACATTATCTTTCAACGACTCATATCTTCAGAAATTCTATTTATTTCCGTCATTGTTTTTTTGCCCTCATATCAATTATTTTCTCTAATGTCCTACCACCAAAATAAAAGGACATAATCAACATACCCCATTGGCCTAACAGTTCGACGTATGGTGCATTGACCTCTATATCCCACGCTGACATTAACCCAAATATTGCATACGTCACCAAGATAAATATAAGCGTTGCTGGCCTGATATTTTTACTCAGCCAACTGTCCGATGCCATATCAGCTTGATGCCGGTCAGTTAAGTTTTGTTGTTCTTCCTTAAATAGCTCCGTTTCATTAGCCATTTTTGCTAACTCGCCAGACTGGGCAAGTTTTGCAAGTTCAAGCTGCGCTGCTGCTTTAGCCTGTGGGTCAGGAATCAGTTTATCAACTAACTTACCACCTATATTTAGTAGTGCATCAAGTACCATAACCATCACAACCCTAATAAAATGTAGTCATCGGCGTATTTCGTTTCTATCCAAGATATTTCAAGAGGTGTAGGAGTAATAGTTATATCAAGCTCCTGTGTTGAGTTTAGTTGTAATCTTGGAAATACCCTCTCATAAACAGTATCAAACAAACTATGTATTTCTTCCGACTGCGTATCAATATCATAGGTATGGGTGTACTGACTAAGATCGCTACCTAAAAAATCAACCTGTTTAGCAAAATGAAAAAATATAGAATTATCCTCTATAGCTGAATAATCAGCAGATATAGAGTCAAAATTAGAGATAAAATCGCTAAAAGAAGGCACAGGATCATTAAGTTTCCATTGATCTAAACCTGTAATTTTATGCTTATACCCACTTATAAATCTATTGACAGGGTGTCTGGTTACAGCTAGGCGGGTAGTAAACTCTGACCTATCTGCTGTAAACTCATCTCGTACTAACCCATCTTGGTCCTTCCTGCTAATTTTTAAAGGACAGCAATCCAAGTCGCCTGCATTACCATCAAACGTCTTCCCAACAAGTGTACGAACGGTATGCGCTCCGGTTTTTGGAGATACTTGGGCAAGTAATTTTTTATCTTTACCCCTATACCCCCTTACAAGAGGAGTCCTGCTGTATTCTTGAATACCAATTAACATGGTTATTTTTCTTTCTCCGCAATAAAGGAAAAACCTATACTATCCACAATGCCACCGTCAGTACCATCATCTGATATGTAAAATGTGCCAGAACATGACTTAACTCCTATAATAGTTCTAACTACATAATAATCTCTGTTTGATGTAAGAAGAACGTACCCTGCTCCGGGAGAAGATGAAAGAGTACCACTACTAACAGTGCCTTTGACATAATATCCAGAAGCCTCTGAAGTTGGCCTCACCCAGTCTGTCGCAGAGCGCATTTGCGTATAAAAAGTGGTTCCTCCCTCTCGCCATATAGCGTATACGTTCCCGTCAGACCCAAAACGGACCCCAGCAGTAACATTACCAGCGTAAGTAATGTCTACATCGTATACTGCTCCTGTACTGCCTTCTGTACTGCCATCCCAAGTAAAGGGGTTAAGCGAAACTGTTACAGAAGATTTACCATAAAAATCCGTGGGAACAACAATAGCCCCGGAGGAAACTTCGGCTAAATCTCGCACCGCAGTATCATTAAGGCTAATCTGAGCCGTAGCACTTTGCCCTAACTCAAGGTTAATAGACTGCCCCGAGGTAGAACCTCCAAGTGATATGGGGCCAGAGCCGTTCAACGCCATTACGGGTTCCTTAACTCATCAATCTGCCGCTGCAAATCCTTCACGGCCTCTATCAACAAAGGAACAAGTCGGTCGTATTTGACAGCCATATATCCATCATCCCGAGTAGCTACGCACTCAGGCATAACCTTCTCAATCTCCTGCGCTATAACTCCAGTATCATGTTTACGAACAAAATAGCCATCTTCTCCACCATGTTTAGATACATACTCATCTGTCCAATCGAACATATATCCATTAATAGCAGAAAGTTTACCCATAGGGTCAGAAATCCTAACAACATTTTCTTTCAACCTACTGTCAGAGGAGTAGTACGCGGTAATATTATTTGTAGCTCGAATCTCACCAGTAGTACCACTAGCAGCAGTCCCTACCCCAAGGCTGGTTATTTGAACAGAAGTAGAGAATGTACTGGCTCCAGAGTAAGTGTTCGCGCCGTTTAGCAACGGTATAGTAGCCCCAGAAGTCCCCGTATTAACTGTAGCGGAAGTACCCAACCCCAGCGTAGTTCTTGCAGCAATAGCATCAGCATCATCAAGCAAAGTACGGGCATAGGAAGTCAATGCTGTGACAGCGTAAGCATCCGAACCAGTTGTGTAAATCATCTTGTCAGCGGAAGTAGTAAGCCCCGCTATAGACTGCAACCCGGCATCGTATGCCTGTACGTTAGTTCCGATAGCCAAACCAAGATTAGTACGTGCCGTTCCAGCATCCGTAGCCCCAGTGCCGCCCGAAGCCACTGGCAACGCTGTCGATAAAGTAACGGACCCGATAGTGAGGTCACCTACATAATTAACTTGCTCTACTACATTAGTGCCATCGGCATAAAGAAGAGCTTTCTTCCCATTAGGGACAGTTACCCCCGTACCAGCAGTGGTTTTTACTGTTATGCTTTGACTTCCCGATGTAGCATTATGAATTACATAAGGTTTTTCGATTGTCGGTACAACTAATTCTCTAGTGGCGGTGAGAGAAACCCCGGATGTTACATACAGAAAATAATTTCTAGCGTCCTGAGCAGAGTTACTATCTGTTAAAGTAAGGGTTTTATTTGCGTCAGAAGCAAAAGATACGTTTGTATACCCAACAATTGCGTCTTCTAATGCGTACTGGAAATTGTTATTAGTCGTAGTACCCCAAGTACCGGTTTGATCACCAGTACCCATCAACTCTATTTTTAGATTACTTGAATATGTGGATGCCATCGCTATTTACCTGTAGTTTGTTTTTTAGTTCTTTTCTTCTTTTGGGGCTGTTTTTTAGCTATTCGTTTCTTTTCTGACGGTTTTAAAAGTTGCTGAACTCTATCTTTTAAATATGTGTGCGCCGCCAAGTAAAAATAACAAAACGCTATAATAGAAATACCAGCGTCTTTAAGCGCCCATAGAGGCATATCTGCATCTGAGGGGGAAACCCCGGTGTATAAAAACTGTATATTTCTCATGGCTTGGGCGGTCAAACCTATTACTGCAACAATTAAACCTACTTTATGCCACGTAGGGTACAACCTCATTCTTTCCGACAAAGCGCCTGCGAATATAATTCCAGCAGCACATAAATCCATCAAAGTTATAAAAACAAAGAATAACTTCATTTTTTAGTCCTCTTTTTCTTATGTGTTACTTTAGATCGTGTTACTTTTTTAGGTCTTGTTGTATTTTTTATTTCTGAGGCAACTTCAAGTATGTCTTTCCCTTCTCTATTGGCGAAGAAATTAGCAAGGAATGATATAACACCGACACTAGAAACACCCACACAATAACCAATACCCAAAGCAGTATCCGCTTCATTTATATCCACTCCTAAATAAGAAGCTACGACGCCCCCCAAAGCGAAACTAGCTGCAACAGCAATTCCACCAACTATAGCCCCCGCTGCCAACTTACCATGTTGGTGAAGACTTCTTGGTTGCCAAAAAAATGATATGGACAAACCACCAAACAATCCGGCAATAGCAGATAAAATTTTACCGCCTGTAAAGCCTGCCGCTATCCCCGTTGCTGGATCACTCATGTCAAAAACTCCAATTAGTCAAGTTAATTATTAGGCCCACGATTGTTGACCCCATGTGTTATTATGAATGCTAAATTAGAAAAATCTGAAACAGACAAATCAGTATCTTCCAAATCTTCTAACGATAGTGTATATTCTGTCAGTTCAATTACATTATTTACTAACTCTTCAAGTTCTTTCTTAAACACCATAATATTCTCTTCTTTTAAAGTATAATTTCCTAGCCTTTCTGAATCTTCTTCACCATAGTTTAGTTCCACTTCCAGATTTCGTAAAGCAAGTTGTTTCTTTAATCCTATCTTTTACTACTAGTGCCATATATCCGCCTACTCTTTAGTGTTAATATTTGACCAGTTAGGGTCAACATCCGTGGAGACATCGCTCCATGTTACCGTCTGCGACGCGTTTATATTCCCCCAATCCGTTGCACTTTCTGTATTCACCGCCCCCCATGTAACGTTTTGTGAAGCGTTTATGTTATTCCAGTCAGCAGTTTCAAACGTATCTATAACCTCCCACAATAAGTTACACGTTATTAAGTCAGAACCAATGCTGGTCTCAATAACAGAACTACCAAAAACACCCGTACTATTAATTAAATCCGCCCCGATAGCCGACTCTACTACTGAAAGTGCAATCGTAGCTAAACTACTTATTTGGTCCGTTCCTATAGCTAACTCAGCTACTGAGCTATTAACCGTAAACAAACTACTTACTTCGTCCGTACCGGTAGCCGACTCAGCTACTGAGAGTGAAATAGTAGCTAAACTACTTACTTCGTCCGTACCGGTAGCCGACTCAGCTACTGAGAGTGAAATAGTAGCTAAACTACTTACAGAATCAGCGCCAGTCGCTAACTCCGTTACGGAACTACCAAACACCGTCCTACTGCTTATAGAATCCAGACCAACAACTGACTCGGTAATTGTGGCAAGGAAAACCAAGATATAACTAACTGTATCCGCACCCGCCGCCAGCTCCTCTACGGAACTACCAAACGTAGCCAAACTGCTTACTTCGTCCGTACCGGTAGCCGACTCTACTACTGAAAGTGCAATCGTAGCTAAACTACTTACTTCATCTGCACCGATAGCCGACTCAGCTACTGAACTTCCAAGCGTAGTTAAACTACTTACTTCATCTGCACCGATAGCCGACTCTACTATTGAGAGTGAAATAGTAGCTAAACCACTTACAGAATCAGCGCCAGTCGCTAACTCCGCCACGGAACTACCAAACGTAGCTAAACTACTTACTTCGTCCGTACCGGTAGCCGACTCAGCTACTGAGAGTGAAATAGTAGCTAAACCACTTACAGAATCAGCGCCAGTCGCTAACTCCGTCACGGAACTACCAAACGTAGCTAAACTACTTACTTC